AATATCAATGCTTTTGCGGATTGGGTTGGGGGTTCGACTCCCGCCGCCTCCACCAATGAAAAAGCCTCGCAGTCTCAACGGCTGCGGGGTTTTTCTTGTATTTGCAAGGGTTTTCTGGCTTACCTGTTTGCGCATTACTTGCGATATTTGCAAGTTAAGTGCGCATGAAACACGGCTTTTGCAGATGAATTGCAGATGAAATTACAGATGAAATTCGGATTCAAAAAAGCCGTCAACGGCATCTGCCACTGCTACGGCTTTATCGTCCATGGTGTGCTGATATACGTTTTTAAGCATGTTGTTTGTAGAGTGCCCCATGCGCTCCATCGCGTATTTATCGGGAACATTGAGCCTGAGCATGACCGACGCGTTTACATGGCGAAGGTCGTGAAAGCGGAACGGCGAAACTCCACAGCGGGCGCACGCGCGTTGCAGATGCTTATACAGGACATTTCTGGTAGCGTGGACAATATACTCATCTGTTCTCGGGGTTGCTTCAATCAGATCCATAATATATGGCGGCACTTTTAGTCTACGATTGCCGCTATAGGTTTTTGGCTGCTTGAGCTGCGGGCCAGTCTCACCGTCTACCATTGCTTGCTTAATCGTCAGGATATCACCGTCAAGACAATCCCATGTTAGACCTCTGATCTCCGATGTACGGAGGCCGAGCCAGACGGCCAGAAGGAAAGGCAATTCAAAGCCCGTGCCCTTGCAGTCTTCGTGTAGAATTCTGATCTCGTCCATGGTAGGGATTTTGATTTTAGGTGCTTCCTTCTGAGGGAGGGATATACGGAACACTTTATCCGGGAATTCCTCTGTCATTGCCGCCGTGAATAAGCCGTAAGCGTTGCGGACGTACTTAGGCGACTTTTCCCGCGCCATCTTATTCACGGCACGCTGCACGCGATCCTGCGTCAACGCGGAGCACTTAACGCTCATCAGCTCTGGAAAAACCACCTTGCGGAGTTTTCTGTACCCGTTGACAGTGGAGGGGGAGAGTATCGCGTCCTTGCTGTCAATATATCGGTCGATAGCATCGCCAACCGTGCGCTCAGACGCACGAGCGGCAGACTTCGCGCCGGACTTCAACGCGGCAGCTTCATTCTCCGCCTGCCTTTTGGTAAGCGCTGTGACGGACACGCGCTTTCCGTCTACCATGACGCTGACATTCCAGTTGCCGGACGGTAGTAGTTTTGCTTTTGGTATTTTCATCAAATCCCCCTCCAATCAATGTACAAGCACCATGCAGCCAGCAAGACGATAATGACAAACATTATAGCAATCACGCCGTTGCGGATACGAACTCCGCGCCGCATGATCTCGATCATGTCTGCTTTCGCATCAACGTGGCGTTCCAACTCATCGTTGCGCGCTTGTAAAGTCTCCTCGGTCGGCGTCAAGTGTTCGGAAATGCCGAACACTTCATCAAGGGATATGCCAAGCACCTTGCAGATCGCAGCGACTGTGTAAACTGATGGGGCCTTAGATGCGCGGGAGAAAAAATTTTTTACTGTTTGCAACGGTAAGCCTGCCTTGTCGGCAATATCTTGATGCGTTAGTCTTAACAAGTCTTTTTGCTCCTGACATCGTTTCTGAATGTTCACTTAACATCATATCCTTTCAGTGCAAATGTTGCACTTTTTTGTAGCAATGAAATTTGTCGGAAGTTGTCAAATGGTCAAATCTAAGCCTTGAAAGTGCAGTGCTGGGTGTTGTACGGTGAAGACATGCAGCGGCGACCGCTTCCCGCTGGCTGCAAAAAGGCACTGCCGTTTGTTGCAGAGGGCGGCAGTGCCTTTACTTCGAGATATTGATGCTTGCACCGCTATGTGCAACAATCGACATATAGCCCCGTTGCAAAAATATTTGGAGGGACATAATTATGGACGAGCAAACGAGAAAAGCAGCAGAACTTTTTGTCAACCTGACGCCAGAGCAAAAAAATGTTATTCTTGCGATGGTTGATAACCTTCTATCACAGCAAGCACCGCGCTCTTCTGCTGCGGAGACAACCGATTAAACCCGGCAATAAGCTGCGCAAGCTGCGCATCCTCACCCTCGGACTTCGGATCGTAGGCTTCTTTTATGCCCTCGGCCTCGGCCGGAGACTTGGGGGTGTCAATGCCCATCAGATAATCGGCGGATATATGAAAGTATTTTGAAATTTGCGGGATATAGGCTTCAAAATTTTTGGATCTCCCACTTTTCCAATTGTAAATTATACCTTTGGGAAGCCCGATAATTGTTTCCAGCTCTTTGTCATTTTTTCCTGTTTGGGTAAAAAGCGGAGCAATTCTTTCTTCGTAAATATTCATGGTAATCCTCTTGCGCGTTCGTAAAAATGCGAATATAATAAAATTATCTTCCCAAATAAAAAGGAGATGCCTTATGAAAAAAGAAAACTTGCAATCTATTACCGTTTCGTGCTTTGGAAAATATTACAGTGTAAAAATTGGCGGTGTTGAGATCAATAATGTCAAGGCGTATCATTTGGAGCAGAACAGCGATGGTAGTGCGCGCTTGACGCTCGATCTTGATTGCTGTTTTGCGGAAACTCAGGTGGCCTTAAACCAGCCAGTTGATTAAAGCAGACGCGATAGCTCCCGTTATCCACGAATTGCGCTCCATACAAGTACCGAATTTACTTAATAGCCCCGGTTTTGGCGTTTCTTGCCCTGCGAGAATCTTTTCTAAAATGGAAATGATCTCTTGCAGGGTTTCTTTATCATCCCCGCCGTCTCGCTCGGCACGCTCTTTCATCTCTTGGATAGAAACGGAGACAGAATTGTTATTGCCAATTACCGAGTTTGTAACGGTTCCAATATTAAAAATCGTTTGCGATTGAGGCACAGGTGGCTCCGGGTTAGGTGTTTTCTGATAGTAAACAGTCAAATAATTTGCGACGCCATTAAAGTATTCTGTTGAAATTTCAGAAACATATACCGTTCTTCCGTCAGGGAAAGTCAGGACGTCTCCTTCTTTTATATCGACCGTTGGGAGGAAATTGATAGCATCTTTTCCCCGCATTTTATCGCAAGTCGGCAAGCCCTTTTCAGTGGATACGTTTTCTTTGTTTCTTTCCACTAAAAAATTTACCCCTTGGGTTTTAATAAAATCACCGATCGGCATTTTTGTCTCCTATGTCATTTTGTATTTATCCGCTAATTCAAACCTGAGAAAATTGTATAATGCGCCAATATTCGTAATATTACGAAAATCGACTTGATTTTTCGCAACATTACGAATATAATAGCCTTACAGAACTTAATTAAGGCAACAAAAAACCAAGCCCCCAACGGATTTCCCGTTTTCGCGGACTTATAACCGATATTTTGTTGGCTGACACTTACATAATAGCGGTGTTGGTTGCGTTTGTCAATATAAAGTTCTGAACTTTATAAGGAGGGGAGAACGCTTGGAATTAAAGGCAATCCGAGAAAATGCCGGTTTGCGGCAGGAAGACGTAGCAAAGAAACTCCGTGTAAGAGTTTCCGCAGTGTCGAACTGGGAACGCGGTGTAAATGGTATCGCAAGTAAGTACATTCGACCGCTGACCAGATTGTACGGCGTGACCGAAGCGGAAATCAGAGCGGCATCGGAAGCCGCCCAGACCGAAAGAACGGGCAAGGAGGGCGAATGAAACGATTTATTAAATTGTTTTTGCTTCTCTGTTCATGGGCTCTGGTCGCTATTGCAACTGCCACTATCTTAATGCTTGTTTCAGCATGGATTGCAGGATCGACGGAAAGCGTTTTGTTTAGCGCTGTTTTTTTGGCCTTGACCATTTTGGTTTGCGCTGCGATTTTGGCGATAAGTGGGGCGGACATATGAAGGCAGTAAAAAATGCCCCGCCCAATGTTGCAGCATCGAGCGGGGCGGGTGGGACAAATCTCACCACAAGATATTGTGTCCGTGCTTATTGTAGCACGAGAGAAAGGAAAAGGCAAGATGCTAAAGCCACAACAGTTAACGCGACGGCGAAACGACCTTGAGCGAGCCGTGCGCGGCGCGATGGGACGGGCGTTGATTCGCACCGGCAAAGAGCTGGGCGAGGAAATCGGCTTGTCGGAAACGCAAATTTGCAACAGAATGGCGGGGCGTTCCCGCTGGACGTTAGAGGAAATCTGGGAACTTGACCGAGTTTTGCAATTCACGGACGCGGAAAAGCTCATGCTGATCGGAGGCACGAAATGATTGACACGCTGTTTTTCGGCGGCATCGCCGCTGCGGTGATCGTGCTGAACGGCTGCGACTTTGCCACGAGCCTTGCCGTCATCGGCGCGTGCGCGGTGTGCAAGGTGCTGTATGAGCTGCTGCCTTACATCGACAGGGGGTGCAGACGGTGAGACGGCACGACAAGCGCACGAGGGCGCAGCGCAAGGCAGACGAATCGGCGCTGTTTGCGGCGGGCTGTTTGGGCGCGACGATCCTCTTGATCGCGATCTCAATCTTCGCCACCAGCGCGCAGGCGGTCGAAGTAATTCCCGGGGAATCCTCGGGAATCATTGAAGCGCATGACCCCGCGTGGGACATTCCCGCAACGGAAAGCGTGGTGTGCAACGACGTTTTTCTCGGCGAGTTTACGCTGACGGCCTATTGTCCCATGAGTTGCTGCTGCGGAAAGTGGGCAAACGGCTACACCGCGACTGGCACGCCGGCGACCGAGGGACGCACGATCGCGGTCGACCCGAAGGTGATTCCCTACGGGACGCGCGTGCTGCTGATCTGGCCGGACGGCACTCAGCACAGCTACATCGCCGAGGATTGCGGCGGCGGTGTGAACGGAAACCACATCGACGTGTTTTTCAACGACCATCAGGCGGCGCGCGTCTTCGGCGTGCAGAGCGCAATGGTGTACATGGAGGTGGAGGAATGATGCACTGCGAATCGTGCGGTGCGGATTTTGAGCACCCGGCTATTTACCGCGAACGAGAAAACCTTGACGGAGAACACGGGTATTACTGGCATGAAACGCTGGTATGCCCCTTCTGCGGTGAGGAATGGATAACGGAGGTAAAAGATGAAGACTGCCGGCGTAAGCGAGTACACTCACTGCACGGTTGACATCTACTTCCCAAACAAAGATGTCAAATGTATGTTCTGCCCGTTACTTGAAACGTACTCGCGCAACCAGTGCCGGAGAACCGGCGAATACATTGCAGACACGCGCGGCATCGGCATCTGGTGCCCGCTGAAAATGGAGGAGTTAACTGATGGAGAACCATGGAATCTATGAAAAGCTCGCTGCAATCCAACAGGAGCTGAAAGCTCCGAAGGGGCAGTACAACAGCTTCGGCAAGTACAAGTACCGTAGCTGTGAGGACATTCTCGAAGCGGTCAAGCCCATCTGTGCGAAGCACAAGACGGCACTGGTGCTGCTGGACGATATCAGAGAGGTAAGCGGTAGGTTCTATGTGGTCGCACAGGCTCAACTGCACGACTGCGAGAGCGACAATGCAGTGACCGCCACGGCGTTTGCCAGAGAGCCGGACGAGAAGAAGGGTATGGACGACAGTCAAATCACCGGCACGGCATCGAGCTACGCCAGAAAGTATGCGCTGAATGGCCTGTTTTGCATCGATGACACGAAGGACGCGGACACGGACGAGTACAAGCAGCAGGATAAGAAGCCGAGTAAGGAAGAGATGGACGCGTTTAATGCGCAGTACAAGCGCGAGGTTGAGAAAAACACCTGCAAGGACTGCGGCAAGCCCATCTACCCGGTGACGCACGGCGGCAAGTCGTATTCCGTTGCAGAGATCGCGGAGAACGCGCGAAAGACCTATAAAGCACCGCTCTGCTGGGCGTGCATGATGGCGAGGAGAAAAGCGAATGAAAGCCCGACTGCATGATCTATCCCTTGCGCGCGATGGTGGGTATTTGCTCACCATCGCTACGCGGGAGAACGTCGGCACACTATACGACGAGCTGCACGAGGTAGACGTTGACGTGACCGTCAAAAAGCACCGCGAGAAGCGGAGCCTTGACGCCAACGCTTACGCATGGGTATTGATGGACAGGCTCGCAGAAGCCACAGGAACGCCTACAAGCGAGGTTTACCGGCAGGCCGTGAAAGATGTCGGCGGGAACACGGAAACCGTCTGCGTGCGAGAGAAAGCCGTACAGAAACTATGCGACGGCTGGAACAAGAATGGTATCGGATGGCAGACGGAAGTGATGGACAGCAAAATTGACGGCTGCAAAAACGTGGTTCTGTATTACGGCTCGTCCACCTTTGACGCAAAGCAAATGTCACGCCTGATCGACAACATCGTGCAGGATTGCAAGGAGCTTGGCATTGAGACATTGACCCCACAACAGCTTGACGCACTAAAGGAGGAATGGGGCAGATGACTAAAAGCATCATGCAGGACAAGAGAGAATGCTATATCTCAGGATTTTCGACGAACCTCGCGCGGCATCACATTTACGGTGGTGGCCGTCGGCAACTATCCGATATTTGGGGCTGCTGGGTGTGGCTGCGTGCTGACTGGCACAATATGGCCGACTACGGCGTGCACGGGAAAGACGGTCACGAACTGGATATGCGGCTGAAACGTGAGTGCCAGAAGCGTTTCGAAGAACTTTATGGCCATGACACGTTTATGTCGGTATTTAAGAAAAACTATTTGGAGGAAGAATCATGCTGAATAGAATTTGCATTATGGGGCGCATTACGCGCGATCTGGAATTGCGACGCACGCAGGATGGAACGGCGGTCACGAGTTTCACCATCGCCGGCGATGACGATTTCAAGAGCAAGGCAACCGGCGAAAAGAAAACCTATTTCCTCGATGTGGTGGCGTGGCGGCAGCAGGCAGAGTTTGCTTGCCAGTATTTGAGCAAGGGACGCATGGTCGTGGTCGAGGGGAATCTCACCGTCCGCGACTGGATAGACAAGGAAGGAAATAAGCGACGCAACGCGGAAATCATCGCCGACAACATCTATTTCGGTGACAGTAAGCGCACCGATAGCACCGAGCCTCAGATCGCCCCAGAGAGCGCCGCAGGCGGCTTTACGGAAGTCATCGAGGACGAATCCGAGTTGCCGTTTTAAGGCGGTGACAGTATGGGAGCTGCATCTACAAGGTGCTATGTAAAGGCATATTACGACTGGATCGAGCAAACAGCCGCGCTGGAAGATGACGAAAAAGGCCGTCTGTTTGTTGCGATTTTAGAATATGCCAGGTCGGGTGAAATCCCTGATACCCTCGGGAGAGAGGCCCTTTTATTTCCGGTATTCAAGGCGGTCGTTGACCGTGACGCTCAAAAATCCGGTGCGCTGGCTCAAAACGGAGCGGCTGGCGGCAGAGTGTCAAAAACAAATGCAAGCAAATGTAAGCAAACGCAAGCAAATGCAAGCAAATGTAAGCCTACTAATAACATAAGACATAAGACAGAAGACAGAGAACAGAAGACAGAAGACGATATACCCCCTAAATCCCCCTCTACGGGGGACGCATTCGAACGTTTCTGGTCAGTTTACCCGCGAAAAATCGGGAAACAGTCTGCTAAGAGAGCTTTCGAGCGGGTCAAAGTCCCACTCGAAACACTTGTGACCGCGGTGGAGCGGCAGAAGTGCAGCGACCAATGGACGCAGAACAACGGGCAGTTTATTCCACACCCCGCTACATGGCTGAATCAAGGCCGGTGGGACGATGAGCTGCCCGAGAGCGGCAGAGGGTATCACTACGACTACGGCAACACGGAGGGAAGCCTATGAACGTTGACGCATTGATCGACAGCATCGCAGAAAAGGCCGAGCCTGTGCGCGATCTGGTCGACTACGAGAAAGATGGGCTGCTGTACTGCGGCCATTGCAACACACCGAAGCAGTGCCGCATCCCCATCGGCGGGAACGTCCGCCTTGTCGGCTGCCAGTGCGCTTGTGCGGCGCGAGAGTACGAGGCCGAGAAAAAAGCTCGCGCTGACCGCGAGAAGCGGTTGCGCATCGAAACGCTGCGCGCTGACGGAATCCGCGACAAGAGCCTGACGGCGTGCCGGTTTGACACGGCAACGATGAGCGAGGAAATCGTCAAGTGCAAGCGCTATGCCGACGCGTGGGACGATATGCGGCGCGAGAACAATGGGCTTCTGCTGTGGGGCAACACCGGCAACGGCAAGACCTTCGCGGCTGCGTGCATCGCCAACGAGCTGATTGATCGCGGAATCCCTGCGATGATTACGAGTTTCCCGCGAATCCTCAACGCGGGATATGACAAGCAGGAAATCATCAAGCAGGTGCGATACTACCCGTTGCTGGTGATTGACGATCTCGGCGCAGAGCGCAGCAGTGAGTACGCAATGGAGACGGTTTACACGGTCATTGACGAGCGATACAAGGCAAAAAAGCCGCTGATCGTCACCACGAACCTGACGCTGGACGAGTTGTGCAAGCCGAAGAACATGGACTATCAGCGCATCTATGATCGCGTGATCGAGATGTGCACGCCGCTTGTGTTCAAGGGCGACAACCTGCGACGCGAAAAGGCGAATAAGCGCCTGCGGTATGTCAAGTCGGTGTTGGAGGGCAGCAATGGGCATTGATATTTCTCAGCTGGGCAAGGACGCTCAAGCCCAAGTCATGGCAAAGATGGCCGTGCAGGAAGTCAAGAAGCGCAGTAAGTACGGAAACCGCAAGGTCGTGTGCGATGGCATCAAGTTTGATTCCGAGCGTGAGGCGGCGCGGTTCGGCGAGCTGAAAGTGCTGCGATCGATGGGCAAGATTCGCGATTTGCGGCTGCAAGCGAATTTTACCCTCGTGGAGGGCTACACGACCATCGAGGGCGAGAGGATCAAGCCGATGGTCTACCGCGCGGACTTTACCTACGAGCGGACGACTGAGCCGGACTGCAACGGCACGGTGCACTGGCTGCGCGAGGTCGAGGACGCAAAGGGCGCGAAAACGAAGGACTATCTGCTGAAAAAGAAACTGATGCAGGACAAGTACGGCATCACGATCCGCGAGGTGTGAGATGAGCTTTGAGCATTGCCACAGCTGCAAGCCGCCTGTGAGGCATCCGGGCTGTCACAGCGAGTGCCCGCACTATCAGGCGGATATCGCCAAGTACAACGCGGCGAGGGACGAAGAGCAGCGGGAAGCGCAGGAGAAAGATGACTACTTAGGCGCGCGCCATTTCAAAACGCGGCGTATGCAGAACTTGAAAAAATAAAAGGGAGCAAGAAAAGATGTTGACAGAAAAAGAGTTGGGCGAACGGCTCAAAAACGTTCGCGAAGTGCGCCGCATCAGCCAGTTTCGCCTTGGCGAAATGGTGGAATGCGGGCAGGGGCATATCGGGAAACTGGAAAAGGGCGAGCACTACCCGAAGCTGCCGACGCTGTACAAGATCAGCGAAGCGCTGAATATTTCCGTAAGCGATATTTTGGCGGAATCTCCGCCCTCAAAGAATGGGATGCTTTCGCCGGAGGAAGTCGGCGCAAACATCCGCAAATGAAGAACCATGCGGGGGCTTGGCGTGAAGAAGCTGGCGGAAAAGTCGGGCGTATCGCGCAACAGCATCCGAAACCTTGAAACCGGAAAGTGCATGAGCTTTCTGCTGACGTATCAGTACATTGCCGAAGCGCTGGGCGTGACTGTCGGGACGCTGCTCGGAGAGGTGCAGGAAAATGAGTGAGAACACGAACCACGTGCCGTTTAAGACGGTCGTATATCCACAGCTCAAGGCGGCATTGCAGGACTCCGGTATCACGCCGCCGGCGTTGAGCAAGAAGCTCGGCGTTTCCCCGCTCTGCGCGTGGCGATGGACAACGGGGAAGAACGAATTCAGTATTCGCGTGATCAAGGCGATCCTTGCGGTGACTGGGCTGACATTTGAAGAGGCCTTTGGGGAGGTGCGGGCATGAGCAAGGTCATGAGACCGAAAACGCCGTTTGAGTTCTGCGTTTATCCAGTGCTCAAGGAAGCGCTGGAAAAGACGAACTATAACCAGACAGAACTGGCGCAATCCCTCGGAATGTCGCAGTTTACGGTGTCGGCGTGGGCACGCGGCGACCGCGATACAACGGTGAGGCTGCTGCTGGCGCTGAAAGACCTGACGGGGATGACGTTCCGCGAGCTGTTCGGGGAATGCGAGGGACGTCATGGAAGGGTATAGCAATCAGCCAATTCCGAAAGAAGCGGCGAAACAGCTTTTAGCCCTCGACTTGGAAGACAAAGAAATTTTAACCTACGAAAAGCTCGACCAGTGGTACACCGCGTGGAACGGGAAGTGCTATGTGTCATTCTCCGGCGGCAAGGATAGCACGGTGCTGGCATACTTGGCGGCGCGTTACCTGTCGAGCTTCAGGGCACCGCCGTGGGAGCTGAATCTGGTGTTTGTGAACACGGGGCTGGAATATCCGGAGATTCAGCGGTTCGTGAACGAATATACGGACTGGCTGCGGAGGGAGTTTCCCCGCGTGACCGTCAAACTACACCGTCTGCGTCCGAAGATGAACATTCGGCAGGTGGTAGCAAAGTACGGGTACAGCATCGTGAGCAAAGAGGTTGCGGAATATGTCAGAGATGCCCGCAGGAACCCAAGCTGCTTGAGAATGAAGCGGTTGCGGGGGGAAGCCGTGCGAAAAAACGGTCAGCCGTCTGCCTACAACTGCGAGAAATGGGAATATCTGTTGTACGCACCGTTTGTAATCTCCTCGACGTGCTGCGCCATTATGAAAAAGTCACCGCTGAAAACCTACGAACACAAAACCGGGCAGCAGGCTACAACAGCGACGATGGCGGAGGAAAGCAGATTACGCATGACGAATTGGCTGAATACTGGGTGCAACGCCTTTGATGGCAAGCGCCCGATGGGAAAGCCCATGAGTTTCTGGACGGAGCAGGACGTGTTGCGATTCATCGTAGACCGAGAGCTACCTATCGCCAGCGTATACGGCGACATCGTGGCGAGCGACGGCGAGAACGACTATGCGGAAACGCTGATCGACTGCAAGCTGCACTGCACGGGGTGCCGGCGCACGGGGTGCATGTTCTGCGCATTTGGCGCGCACCTCGAAAAGGGAGAAAACCGGTTTGAGCGCATGAAGCACACGCATCCGAAGCACTATGCCTTTTGCATCGGTGGTGGGGCTTACGATCCCGCTGACGGGATGTGGAAGCCAAACGAAAAGGGGCTGGGCTATGGGCGAGTGCTGGATTACATTGGAGTGAGGTATTGAGATGAAGATTTTAGAGCTTTTTGCGGGGACGCGAAGCATCGGCAAGGCGTTCGAGCGGCGCGGACACGAGGTGTATTCCATCGAGTGGGATAAGGACTTTGACCATATCGATTGGTACGCGGATATCATGACCGTCACAGCGCAGGATATCTTGGAACGTTTTGGGCGTCCGGACGTTATCTGGGCAAGCCCAGATTGCGCGACCTTTAGCATTGCCGGAATTTCACACCACAGGCGGAGAAATCCCGAGACCGGAGCTCTGGACCCAATCAGCGAGTATGCCCGTTTCTGTGACGAGGTCGACCAGCATGTGCTCGACCTTATCCACGAGCTGCGCCCGCGCTATTGGTTTATAGAGAACCCGCGCGGCGGGATGCGTAAGATGCCGTGGATGCGGAGCCTCCCGCGCTACACCGTTACTTATTGCCAATACGAGACGGACAAGCCCGTTGAGCAGCGCCGGATGAAGCCCACCGATATCTGGACAAATCACCCAGCCCCAAAGTTCAGGCCCATGTGCCACAACGGGTCTCCCTGCCATGCGGCAGCCCCGCGCGGGTCGCGCAGCGGAACACAGGGACTAAAGAACAGCAGGGATAGAAGCGTTATTCCCCCACTACTGTGCGAGCACATTGTAGATATTTGCGAGGAGGGCAGTGAAGGATGAAAATGTTTCTCATTGGATTTTTCACGTGCTACTGCGCCGCGTCGCTGCTGATCTTCCTCGCGGACGAGTACGATTTGGACTTCACGGCGATGGCGTTCATCCAGCCTTGGTGCGCGCTGATAATCGTCGTGTTGATGCTGCCGTTCATCGTGTGGCGGCTGCTGTGCCACATTGTCAATCCGGTGGAGCCGGAGACCGTGTACGCGCTGCGGAAGCTCGGTATGCAAGATAGACACCTGTTTGGGCGACTGTACTTCTGCTACGACAGGGACGCCAAAAAGTGGTATAACCGCGCGTTCTTTTTCCGAATCAGGAAGGAGACGCAGCGATGAGATACCGACAGCTTTACATGAAGATCGACCGCAGCCACGCGGGGATCCCCGTGTGCGTGGCGGACTCACCAAGCGAGCTTGCGCGGCTGTGCAGTGTGTCGTTGTCTCGCGTCTCTCACGGTATCGCGGCGACAAGGAAAGACCCGTCTCGAAAGGGCAGCTACGTCAGCGTGTGGACGGCGTGGAGTGATCGAGACTACAAGAAATATTTTGGAGGAATATGAAAATGAGCATGGACGCTTTAGAATTTTTGAAAGAACGCAAGAGAATGTGCAACTACTACAGTCATTGCGAGGGCTGCCCGCTTGACGAAAGCAAATGCGTTATCGATAGCACCATCTCCGATGAAGATTGCAAGAGAATTTCCGCTGCAATTGAGCAGTGGTCGAATGAGCACCCCATCAAGACGCGGCAGAGCGTGTTTCTGGAGCAGTGGCCTAACTGCCAGATGGACAATGATGGCATTGTCGGGACGTGCCCAAGAAGTGTTGACAAGAATTATATCTGCGATGTGAATCGTTTTGCTGGATGCCCCAATTGCCGCCGCGAGTTCTGGATGCAGGAGGTGGAGTGATGGAACGACTGACATACCGCGATAAAGACGGATTCCCGATGATGAAAAAACGTGGTGGATTCAAACAGGGAGGCGTTGAGCTCCTCGCAGCCTACGAGGACACGGGGCTGACGCCGGAACTTGTGAGAGAAACCGCAGAATTGGCGATATGGGTGCATGATAATGGCCTTGAAAAGATTAAGGAATGGATTAAAGCTGACAAGGATGGGCGGCTGGTGGTGCTGCCAGTAAAGCCAGTACTTACGCCGATTCTTTCAAGCATGTTGTACATAATCGAGGACGGAGACATCTATGAAGATGCTCTGTATGAAGCTATTGTTGGGATGTCGGAAAATGGGGAGATGAATGTAGTCTACACGACGCTTTCCGACCAGATAACCTTTGAACAAGCCGACATCGGCAAGACGGTATTTCTCGCCCACGAGAAGGCGGAGAAAGCATTGGAGGCGATGAAAGATGGCTGAATTGAAACCGTGCCCCTTTTGCGGCAACACAAAACTCAAGGTCGAGCGAAAGTCTCGTCTCGCTGGGTGGAATGGTCTTGATATGCGCGTAGAAATGCACACCTACTCTGTCCGATGCAACACCTGCCACGCGCGAGGTGGCGCTGTCGGGGGCCGAGTTATAAATGACACGTGGACACGCTGCGCTCAGCTTCCCGACTGGGCTACGACAGACAACGCTCTGGAAGAAAAAGCAATCGAAGCATGGAACAGGAGGGCGGACAATGGATGGAGGTGACAGCGATGCGAAATCCGTGTAAGGACTGCATCTATTTCCACAAAGAGAACAGGACTTGCCAGTCGAAAAAATGTGCCACTGGCGGCAGCGGAAAAGTGTCTTGGGTTGATAAGCTGTTTTGTTCTCCATGCAAAAAGAACGGAGGCGCTAAGCGATGAGGCTGATTGACGTTGATGAATTGGGTGTGGGGAGGTGCAGCAAAGATGTTCTCCCCGCGGCGTATTGTGCTGGTTGGAACGGCTTACTTGGCTTGATAGAAAAAGCCCCAACAGTAGATGCTATGGTCGTGACGCGGTGCAAGGACTGCAAGCACTATCGCAACCACCCGAACGGGCTGTGCTATTTGCACACTGAACCGAAAGAGAACAAACGCGGGTATTCCGGCGGGCTGGTTTGCGTAGAGCCGGACGATTTTTGTAGCTACGGCGAGCGGAGGTGGGAATAATAATGGCTGAGTATTTTGCAGAAAGAACGTGCGATGTGTGTGGAACCAGAGTTGCAGTCAAAAAAAGGTTGTTCTTCAAGACGTATTACGACTATACAAGGATTCGCTTCAACGGAAGAAATGAGCGAGCTATCTTGTGCCAAAAATGCTATGCGGACATGGTGCTGGAATTGCGCGAAAAGCTTGAGGGAAAGAACCATGCTGACGATCACGATTAAAGCCAATATTCCCGCCGCCGATGCGCAGGGCATCAAGGAGCGCGTCGCCATGGACATCGAGCGATACGGCGACTGTAAGGTCGTGAAGGTCGAGAGCGACCGGGGGCGGGAAGAACAACTGCGAATGAAAGGAGACAAGTTATGAGCATGGATGGAATTTGCGTTAACGATGATTGCCCGTTGTGTGCCGACTATTGCCCAGTTCCGGACACCGAAGGCGTGTGCCGTCACGAAGACAGGAGATAAGGAATGAGCACATTTCCTGACCGCCTGCGCAAATTACGGGAACGCCAGCAGCTAAAGCGCTGCGTGCTGTCCGAACTGTGCGGGCTGAATCGGAATACCATCAAGCGGTATGAGATGGGGACGCAGAAACCGTCAATGGACGCACTAATAAGCATCGCTGATTATTTCAGCGTGTCTATTGATTATCTGCTCGGTCGATCGGACTACCCAAAAATTTTATAAAATTTTTTTACAAAACTCACTTATAAGTGAGTCAGGGCGTTGCAATAATGAGAAAATCGAACCGCAGAGGTGTAAAAGCCTTTGCGGTTCTCTCATTTATGGCGTTTAACCTCCTGCGCCATAGCGGGGCGCGGTGTTTTTCATCTTTTCACACCGCCCCCGCGATATGCCGAACGCACGATGCAGCCCACGATCAGGGCCGAGAGGTCGCACCTCTCATGCGGCACAGGACTCCCCGCACCTCTCAACGATGTGGCCCAGGGGAGACATACGCAGACGTAGCTCAATCGGTAGAGCACCGCGCCAGGAGGTAGATGCAGGTTCAAACCCTGCCGTCTGCACCAGATGTATGCTACCGCATTGCGGCACGAAAGGGTAAGACCGCTACAAGGGGCTTGCCTGTGCGCTGTATGAAAGCGGCAGGCCGAAGAATATTTATTTAGCTGGCTCCGGCCTATAAATGAAAAAACGGATGCGACCGACATACCGGCGCAGGGCTGAAAAGTTCCGTGGTTATCCGGCGCTGCTGTCTTTGCGAGGAGGCTGAGGCGGTAAATGGATGTGGCGTGGTGACGGCAATCGAGAGATTAGGCCGTTGTGTAGGCCATGCCGAACAGAGCGCAGCGCCGGAGACTGTGTAAGTATCAAGCCCCTTAGCGGGCATAGAGTAGCCCTTCGGGGCGGGTAAAGTTTGCTATGTAAGGCCAAGGGGTGGGGGCTGGTAGCAAAAAAATGCGACAAGAGAGGTGGTGACGAGTGCCATTAACAGCAAAGCAAGAGAGATTTGTTCAAGAGTACCTTGTGGACTTAAATGCCACTCAGGCCGCCGCGAGAGCCGGTTACAAGAATGCTGAAAAGGGTAGGCAGTTAGTTACGAATAGTAACGTTTCGGCTGCTATCCAGAAGGCAAAGGCAGAAAGACAGAAACGAACGGAAGTAACGCAGGACTATGTTATAGAAAAACTCAAAGAAATCGCAGACAAGCCTGCGTCTGATTGCACGGAAAGCGATTTGAAATATGCGAATAAGCTAAAAGCGCTTGAAATGCTGGCGAAGCATACGGGTGTGTTCGATAAGCAAGACAACACAAGCGCCGATTCCGTTGTCAAGGTGATTATTGATGTCTGACATTCGTTTGTCAGAAAAGATCGGGCCTGCGTTTTATGACATTGCACATGACATTTTCCGGCATGGTCACACGCATTACGATTTTAGCGGTGGACGCGGTTCGTTGAAATCGTCCACGGTATCAATTATCGTCCCGCTTTTACTGGTTGCCAATCCGGGCACGCACGCGCTTGTGCTGCGCAAGGTGGCAAACACCATCCGCGATAGCGTCTATGCCCAGTATATTTGGGCAATCGGTGAGTTGGGCATGGCGGCGTATTGGGAAGCCAAGGTTTCTCCGATGGAGCTGATCTATAAGCCGACAGGACAGAAGATCATGTTCCGTGGTGCCGATGACCCCATGAAGATCAAGTCTATCAAGGTTCCGTTCGGCTATATCGCCGTGACGCACTTTGAAGAGAAAGACCAGTTTGCTGGACGCGCGGAAATCCGAAACATTTTGCAGTCCACCATGCGCGGCGGCTCGGTTTTCTGGAATTTTGAAAGCTATAACCCGCCGATCTCGCGCGACAACTGGGCGAACAAGGACAGCTTAGAAGAACGCGCTGACCGGCTGTGCCACAAGTCAACATATCTGCAAGCCCCACCTGAGTGGTTGGGCGAGCAGTTTCTTGCAGAAGCGGAACACTTGAAAGAAACGGACGAGCGCGCATATCAGCATGAGTATCTCGGTATTCCGGTAGGAACTGGCGGCAATGTGTTCGATAAGCTGGAATTGAGGGAGATCACCGACAAAGAAATCGAAAGCTTCGACCGCATCTATCAGGGCGTTGACTTCGGATGGTTCCCGGATCCGTTCGCGTTTATCCGCCTGCATTATGATCGGGCAAGAGAGACGATATATCTGTTAGACGAGATTTATCAAAATAAACTATCCAACGAGCAAAGTGCGACCATGATAAAGCAGCGCAGATATAACAACGTTAGAACAATCTGTGACAGCGCGGAGCCAAAGAGCGTGGCTGACCTACGGGCAATGGGATTGCCGGCGTATGAGGCGGTCAAGGGACCCGGCTCGGTCGAATACGGCATGAAGTTCTTGCAGCGGAGAACAATTGTCATTGACAGGCGGCGCACACCGCGCGCTTACAATGAGTTCGTGGGATACGAATACGAAAGAAACAAAGACGGCGACATTATCAGCGGATACCCAGACGCGAACAACCACTTGATTGACGCGACGAGGTATGCGTTAGAGCCTGTCAGCCGCAGAATGGGAGTTATTGCATGAGCAATGCAGTTATCCAAAAGTTAAAAGAACTTGGCTATACGACGATCCCGGAAGAGTTTTACAGCCAAGTTGACCTCTGGAAGTCTTGGTATCAAGGAAACGTCAAAAACTTCCATAGATACCGCAAGTATAACGGGCATGAATGGGTTAATTGTGAGAGAGAAACACTTGGCATGGCAAAGAAAGTTTGCGAAGACTGGGCCAATTTGCTTCTGAATGAAAAAATCCAAATCACAGTTGATGGAAAAGCCGAACAGGATTTCATTAACCGAATTTTGAAAGAAAACAACTTTTCGGTTAAGGCGAATGAAATGCAGGAGTTAAAAGCTGCACTTGGAACAGTGGCATATATCCCAAGAGTTGTTGGGCAGCGTGTTAATGATTACGGGGCGTTAATGGCTGGAACCGCAGACGATATTTTCATCGATTATGTCACAATGGAACACATTTACCCGATTTCATGGCAAAACGGAGTAATTACGGAGTGTGCATTCGATAATATCGTAAACCGAGGCGGGAAACGATATTTATTCTTACAAATTTTTAGGAAAGCAAAAACAGGGAATTACATTATCGAAAACAGCATTTACGGGTATGAAAACGAAGTATTGACACCAGCAAACTTATCCGATGTATCAGGGTTTGAACGCATTCCGGATTATGTAGATACTGGAAGCAGTGAGAGACAATTTGTTATTGACCGACTTGCGATTGCAAACAATGTCGATTATTTGCTTCCTACGGGGATCCCGGTATTTGCAAATTCAATAAGCGTGTTGCGCGTCATTGATAAAGCGTATGATTGCTACGCAAATGAATTTGATAATGGTGCGTTGCTTTTAGCCGTGAAAATGCCCGCCACAAGATACGAGGACGGCAGGCCCACATTTGATAAGCATGACAATCGCATTTATCTGCTTCCGGAAGATACGCAGCAAGGGAATGTTGTAGATGCGATTTCCCCGCAGTTGCGAACCTCGGAACTTAATATCGGGTTGCAAGATCAGCTAAACGTTTTGTCAAGTAAGTGCGGATTTGGAACGAATTTTTACCAATTCAATCAGGGCGCAGTTATGGCAACGGCGACACAAGTTATTAGTACAAACTCAAAACTTGCGGAATCAAGAGGGAAACACCAACTTATTTTGCGTGATGCACTTACCGAACTATGCCGCATTCTTTTAAGACTTGGCAATAAAGCTATCGATGTAAACCTTAATGAAAATGCAGAAATCTCAATTGCGTTTGATGACTCCATTTTTATTGATACTGAATCTGAACGTGCACAGGACAGACTTGACGAAAACATGGGAGCAATGAGCCTTTTAGAATACCGTATGAAATGGTATGGAGAGGATGAAACGACTGCAAAAGCTGCGTTGGAAAAGGTGCATGAGATGGTCACAGAACCTCAAAATGAGGTCGAATAAAGTATGGCGAAATATCCGTTTACGCCGGAAATCCTCGATGCTCTCCCAGAAGAATTAGCAAAAATCTATCGCGCTCTCGAAAACACGCTGCTTGATGAGATTTGCAGCCGATTGGCCTTCGCAGATCAGCTCAATGAAGTTACGGTGCAGGATATTCGAGCGCTGAGATCGCACGGCATTGACCTTAGAAGCATCGAAGAAGCTATTAGCAAAACAGCAGGGATTAGCAAACAAAAGCTAAATAGTTTGCTTAATGACGTTGTAGAGCGCAACCAGAAGTATTACACCGAAGTCATCGACCTTGCGCATGTAACGCAGCCAGAAACGCTTGTAGACGCGGCTACAGTGGATGCAATTAAGCGGCAGACCCATGATACATTCCGCAATTTAACGGCTTCTATGGGTTTCCTCGTGGGTAACACGATGTTAAAGCCCGCGCGCGCTTATCAGTGGGCTTTGGATAACGCAGAAATGCAGATCCAGAGCAGCGCGATCAGCTACAATCAGGCTATTGCAAACGTTGTAAGGCAGCTCGCAGATAGTGGCATTAAAGTTGTAGACTACGAAAGCGGGCATCGTGATTTCATTGATGTAGCGGCGCGTCGCGCTGTGATGACCGGCGTAAATCAGATTTGCGCCAAGTACACCGAGAAATCGGCGGAGTATTTAGATACCCCGTATTTTGAGGTTTCTGCCCATGCGGGCGCACGCGATATTCCGGGCAAATCACCGTGGTCATCTCACAAAGCATGGCAAGGCCTCGTATATTCCACTCGTAGCAATGACATTTACCCCAGCATTTACGATGTGTGCGGTCTTGGGGCCGTTGATGGGCTTGAGGGGGCTAACTGCCGACACAGGCGGAATGTTTGGGTTGAGGGCGTAAGCGAACGCACATACACTGATGAGCAACTTGCCCATATTGATGATGATCTTGGCTGCACGTTTGACGGAAAGAAATACACTGCATACGATGCGACGCAGATGCAACGGCGCGTTGAGCGACAGATTATCAAGCAGAAAAAGCTTGTAACAGCATATAAGGCGAGTGAGCAAAAGGACGAATATTATGCCGCAAAAGCAAAACTGGCAAGACTGAACGCCAAATATAAGGCTTTTAGTAAAGCGGCGGGGTTGCCGCTGCAATGGGAAAGGACAAAGGTGCTGTATTGAACTTTGACGAAGCCATCAAAACCGTGCAAGCAATCCTAAAGCGCGGCAACGATGCAGAGATACGTAGAAAAGGCGATGGGTATATCGTCTTAGAGGTCAAAAAGACAATCAAATACAGCACTCAAACATAAAAGAAACCGCCCCGGTTAAGGGGCGGGGAAATCGTTATCTTTACTGTCTTGAATGTCCATTTAAGTTAAAACCCAAGTTTCGTTTGACGATTGATCTCGTAAGCAACTCCTGCATCATAAGCCTTAATAAGTGGCAAAAGTCCGTTTTCCACTTCTTCCATGAGAGCGTACATCGCGTTACTTTTGCAAGCGGGAACAATTTCCCTTTGCTCGTGCGCCTCCTTGATGCCAATTTCATAAGCTTTTACTTCAACGGCGGTCATGTCAAATTCCTTTCCGGCTTTCGCCTGTCACATTTGTTCCTTGTGAGTATAGGATACTATAAGTTTACTTATATTTCAAGATGGGATATTCCACAATAAATTGGGGGTTGAATTGTTAAAAATGTATAAGTTGACTTATTACAGAGAGTGTGATACTATGTTGCAAAAGGAGGTTTGCAGCATGGCAACAGAGGCGCAGATAAGAGCAAGCACGAAGTACAACCGGAAACAGGACTCCTTAACGGTGAGGGTGGATAAAGAAACCGGCAAAAAGATACGCGATGCCGCAGAACGGCGAGGCGTAAGCGTAAAAGAGTTTATTCTTGCGGCGGTAATGCCGCACATCAACGATAAGTAAATAACAACTTCCGCGTAATTGGGCGCGGGAAAGGGCAATAGGAGCCGAACGGTACGCGGATTTTGCGGGTTGTTCGGCTCTTTTGTTTTAGGAGGGCTAAATATGGCAGATGAAAATGGAGTTTGGCGCACAATCAGCGGGCGGCGTGTTTTCATTCGAGACGGACAGAGCCTAACGGACGCGATGCGGGAAAGCGGGAAGTTTAACCGCGAGGAAACTGGTGGCGCGGGGCACATTGACGAGGGTGATTTGTATGAGGCGCTTGAAGATCTACCAGATGACGAGGCTGAAAAGCTAATCCAGTCAATTAGGTACTACACAGATGATTATACGTGGTCGCTTGAAACAAAAGAAGAAGTGCAAAACATCAACAAAGCCATAGAAGAAGCAAAGTCCGTCCACTGGAACGATGGCGAGCTTTATCGTGGGATTAATGTTGATTCGGATTTTTTGGAAAGTCTCAAAGAGGGAGACGTGATCGAAACAGGGCTGCCCAGTTCTTGGAGTTCGGACGCTTCGGTTGCAGTCGAATTTGCGTCCGGACAGCATTTAGAATCTTCAAATGGCACAAGCGCTGTTCTGGTTGACACTACAAGTGGGGCAAGAAACGCAATATCAATTCGAGATTTTTCCAGATACCCAGATGAGCAGGAAGTTTTATATAGCGGCAACTCTTCTTTCCAAGTAGTCGGCTTCCGCGAAGAAGAGAACCCAGCTGATGGGAGCACTATTTATATGGTTGAAGTTGAGGAGGTCAGAAAATGAAAAGCGAGAATGGGATTACATTGCAGCGAAAATGGGAATCAAAATTCAATGCTGTTTCTGTGAAAAAGAGTTTGCAAACCAGGCTTAAAACACAAATGCAGAAAAACGCTGTGGCAAAAAAACGCAGTGGAAATAAAGGAGAATAAAAAATGGCAGACGAAATCATTACTTTTGATGAAATACTGGCTGACCCCACCTATAAGGCGGAGTTTGACAGGCGAATCACAAAGGCGCTTTCGACTGTTCAGAGCAAACTGGACGCGGAAGTGGAGAAAAACAAGCAGTTTGCGGCAAGTGGAAGCGCGGAAACGGAAGCGCTCAGAAAGGAGATCGAGGGCTACAAGTCTAAGATCGCCGATTATGACTACGCAGATGTGATCCGCAAGACGCTTGCTGAAAAGGGCGTGAAATTCAGCTCTAAGGCTGCGGAAAAGGCATATTTGGCAGACCTGAAAGCAAAGCACCTTGAAATCAAGGACGGTGCTCTTGATGGGTTTGACGAATGGCACAAGGCGCAAGTCAGCGCCGATCCATCCGCGTTCCAAGACGGCGTAAAAATCGACTGGTCTGCCGCTGTTGGCGGCGGCGAAAAGAAAACAGATACCAATGCCGCGATGAACAATCTGATCCGCGGCGCACTCAAGTAACAAAAAGGAGATTACAACATGGCAAGTATTGATCGTTCCGCCCTTTCCGGCCTTATTCCGGAACCCGTAACCCGCGAGATCATGCAGGGCGCTATCGCGGAATCCGCTGTCCTGCGCATGGGCCGTCGTCTGGCGAATATGTCCAGCAAGACGCAGACCATCAACGTGCTTGACGCACTTCCCTCCGCGTACTTCGTGAACGGCGAGGCCACCGACAGCGGCGCTGGTGAGGCGTTCAAGCAGACCACCAAGATGGCGTGGGACAAAAAGAAACTGTACGCCGAGGAAATCGCGGTTATCGTCCCCATTCCCGAGGCTGCTCTCGATGATGCGGACTATGACATTTGGGGCGAGGTCAAGCCCCGTCTGACCGAAGCTTTCGGCAAGGTCATTGATGCGGCTATCCTGTTCGGCACCAACAAGCCCAGCACTTGGCGCACTGGCGTTGTTCCTGCTGCTATCGCTGCCGGTAACGGTGTTCCCGTCGGCACCAGCGTGTTTGACGACATCATGGGCGAGAATGGCCTAATCTCCAAGGTTGAGCTGGACGGCTTCAACCCCAACGGCGTTATGTCCGCTATCCAGATGCGCGGTAAGCTGCGCGGCCTGAAGGACACCACCGGTCAGCCCATCTTCAAGTCCGATATGCAGGGTGCCACCCGCTATGGCCTTGATGGTATGGACATGTACTTCCCGATGAACGGCGCATTTGACCCCGCACAGGCGCAGATGATCGTCGGCGATTGGAGCCAGCTCGTCTATGCCATTCGCCAGGATATGACCTTCAAGGTCTTTACCGAGGGCGTGATTCAGGATCCCGCCACGAAGGACATCGTTTACAACCTCATGCAGAACGATATGGTCGCGCTGCGCGCTGTCATGCGTCTTGGCTGGGAGATTGCAAACCCCATCAACGCTTACAACGCAGAAAAGGTGAACCCGTTCCCCTTCTCCGTTTACGGCAAGGGTGGTGCTATTTCCACCGTTGCTGTGTCCCCTGCTACCGCCACCGTAAAGAAGGGCGAGAGCAAGCTGTTTACCGCCAAGGTTGACGGCGAGGGCATCATCAACGGCGAGGTTGAATGGTCTCAGGACGGCACGAAGAGCAAGATCAGCGATGAGGGCGTTCTGACCGTTTCTGCTACCGAAACCAAGAGTAGCATCACCGTTACCGCGAAGTCCAAGCAGGACGGGACCAAGACCGGCACTGCCACCGTTACTGTTTCTGCCTGATTTGAAAGGAGATGACCCGTATGACTTACGCAGACTTTGAATACTACTCCGGCGTTTACATGGGCGCTGTGAGTGGAACCGACTTCCCGCGTCTTGTTGTCCGCGCCAGCTCCTTCCTCGACTACTACACGCGCAACAGAGCACAAGACAACGCTGACCTGGATGCGGTGAAGATGTGCTGCTGTGCGCTGGTTGACAAGTATGCGGTCATCGAATCCGCACAAGCACTGGCGATGAAAAATCTTGCCAATGCTGCGGCAAATGATGCGGAAGTAAAAAGCGAAACGGTAGGCAGTTACTCCAGAACGCTTGCAACAGGCGGGGAATCTGCTTTGTCCGCCCTCAATGCGACGGACGAGGCAAAGAAACTTCTGGCAGAAACGTGCATGGAATACCTTGCACATACCGGGCTGCTGTATCGTGGAGGTGGTTGTAGATGTACGCTCCCCACACTGTAACGATCTACAACATCGTGCAGGAGATCGACCCGACAACTCTTGATGAGGTCGAAAAGGTCTACACCACGATATTGCGCGGTGTGATGCTCCAAGCGTCTAAAGGCGTGAACGTGCGTGAAAGCGGCCTTGAAGGTGCTGACGCTGTAAATCTGTATATCCCGTTCTCCGTGAAAGCGGTGGACGGGGTAACAGGTAAACCGAAAAACTACATCGGCCCGCAATCGTTTTTCAAAGCGGCGGATAAGTCTAACCTATGGACGCTCTCATACAAGGGTAACGGCGGCATGACGTGCTTTGTAAAGGGCGAGTTTGTGTCGGACAACATGACCGTCGTGTTGAGCCATGACGATTGTTACAACGTGACGAAGGTTGATGCAATGGACTACGGTAGCGCCGATATGCAGCACTGGGAAGTCGGAGGTGCGTAATGGGTATCAAGTTTTCCGTGCATACCGATGGAATGGACGCTGCAAGAACCGCCATTGCAAAGGCTTGTACGCGCGCTGAGCACGTTTTATCCGAGCAGATGGAGAAAGACACTCAGCCTTTTGTGCCGATGCTCACAGGCTCATTAACGCAGCGTACAAGGGTAGTTGGCAACGACATCATCTACCCCGGCCCTTACGCGAGATTCCTGTATTACGGGAAAGTAATGGTTGATCCAAATACCGGCAGCACATATGCGCCGAAAGGCGGTACAAAGGTCGTGACTGACCGCAATTTGGTATTCAACCACACGGCTCATCCACAGGCACAAGACCATTGGTGTGAAGCATCAAAAGCACAGAACCTTGGCAAGTGGGCGCGCGTAGCAGAAAAGGCGGTGAAGAAGTACGGAACAGGTTAAAAAGACGGTTTCGTCGGCGGAAGAAGATCAGGTCTCCCGCAAGCTGCTTGCGTGGTTAAACACGTTCCCGGATAAGCCGGTTGATTTGATTCGATTCGAATTTCTTCCCGCCGATACTCCGGCAATGGCGCTGTCTACGATTCAGGCGGCGTATATCGTCAAAAAATACATTCTCGGCGGGTATCAAGCGGAATACCAATTCAAGGTCATTTACCGCATGAAACCGGGGAATAGCAACGACAAACGGCTCAAGGCTGACGAGCTGCTTAACGCCTTGGGCGATTGGGCAGCAAGCGAAACGCCGCCTGACATTGGCGACGGTCGCCGCGTCATTCGCATTGAGCCGACAACGCGATCCTCTCTTTTTGCCGTGTATGAAAACGGCGATGAGGATCACCAAATCCTTATGAAAATGAACTACGAGGTGATTAAAAATGGCTGATACGACATTTAACACTCCGGCGGGGCAGACCGTAGACCGCGAACTTCTGATCGCGTGTCTCAACACGGGCGAAACCGGAACCCCCACATGGTCTCCCTTTGGTACGCGCGTCACGGATTCCAGCATGGAATACGACTGGCAGGAGGATTCCTCGAAGGATATTCTTGGCACGACGCGCACGACCATGAAGAAACCCATCATCACGCAGACCTTTGACCCGTCTGATCTGGACGCTGGTGACCCCGCCATCGTCAAGATTTGGAATCTCGCGGTCAAGGAGCAGAACGCGGCGGCGCTGGCAAATCAGGACGTGCTGATTGTCCACGCCTATGCAGGCACGGCAAAGACCGCAGTATTTGCGGAGCGCTATTCGTCCTGCATGGTTAAGCCCTCTTCCCTCGGCGGCGAGGGTGGCGGCTTTATCGGTATGCCTATCGACGTGACGCTTGGCGGCACGCGCACGGTTGGCACTGCCGCTATCTCTGGCAATACGGTCACGTTTACCGAGGGCGAATAAACCATAGAGGGCTGGCATCTGTCAGCCCTCATTTTGGAGGAATATATGGAACTGAGTTTTGATTCCGGTGTAAAGGAATATACCATTCGCGGCGTGAACGGCATCGTAACAGTGCACTTTAACCCTGCGGATGTCAACTTCGCAAAGAAAGCATATAAAACCTTTGATGACCTGCGCAAAAAGCAGGAGACCCGAGCAAAGACACTCGAAAAGGATATCCCCGACGACGAGCTTTTTGACATGGTTGATTCTCTTGACAAGGAAATGCGCAGCATCATCAATGATCTGTTCGGACAAGACATTGCCGATACGCTTTTTGGCAGCGTCAACGCCTATTCCGCGGCCAACGGTGCGCCGGTTTGGCAGAACTTTATGACCGCCATCATCGAGCAGTTTGATGAGGCAGTAAAGCGCGAACAGGCGCTTGCCGATGAGAAAATCCGCAAGTATACGCAGAAATACCGTAAATGATGTACGATCTTCCAACGTCGCTGAACGTCTGCGGCGTTGACTATAAAATCCGCTCGGACTATCGTGCGGCGTTGGACGTGCTTTCGGTCTTTTCTGCGGTCGATTTGGACAACGGGCAAAAGGTTCTGGCTGCTCTGGATATTTTCTATCCCGATTTTTTGCAAATGCCGGACGAGCATATCCCTGATGCGGTGAAGCAAATGACATGGTTTCTTGACTGCGGCGACGAGGGAGATAACCGGAAACGCCCAAAGCTGATGGATTGGGAACAAGACTTTCAATACATTGTGGCTCCCATCAACCGTGTTGTGGGACATGAAGTACGCGCAATGCCTTATTTCCATTGGTGGTCATTCGTCTCGGCGTACTACGAAATCGGGGATTGCTTGTTTGCAAACATTGTGCGAATCCGCAATTTGAAAGCAAAAGGGAAAACGCTCGACAAGTCGGATCGAGAATTTTACCGAGAAAACAGGCGGCTTGTCGATCTAAAGAAGCCGATGACAGAAGAAGAAAACGCCACGATCAATGCGTGGTTGGGCAAAAAAACGCCCGACGCAAAATAGCATCGGGCGAAGGTGGTTACTTGTTTGCAATGAATGTGATTTCGTTTCCAGACCAAAAGTCAGGAGTAAAGCGAATTTCAATTTCTTTCCAGTCTTTGGGGACTTCGTATCCGACAACGCCGGTCATTTTCTTACCGGCAGCAACGGCTCCGTCTAACTGGGTTTTATCGGTTGCGATGGTGGCCGAAATGCTCAGGTTTGTCGAGTAGTCATCAACATAGGCGTTGAACGATGCGATAGAGCTAACGGCAATATCTTTATCCGACTGGTTATCAATGGAGAATTCGCAAAGCAAAAACACATTGCCATCATCAGGGGTGTTGAACTGCGATCCATTGCTTTCGGTGTAAGAATCAAACTTTACACTGATTCCGTTTAGCTCGGCGGTTTCTCCAACGCTAAATGTTTGTTTCTCCGCGCCAGAATCATCGCCCATGCCGTTTAATGCGGCGGCAATCATGCAAATGCCGAAAATAGCAATGATAATCCCCAATACTGGGTGGCGCTTTTTCTGCTTGGCTCCACACTGCGGGCAAGTGGTAGCGGATTTTGCGATAGATGCCCCGCATACCTTGCAAGTAGTCATCTTATCCATTTTTCATTCCTCCTTGCCATTATTTATGGCTTCTTGGATGATATCACGCAAAAAACCTAAAAGCAAGAAGGTGATATTATGGCTGACGGCGAAGTCGTATTTGAAGCGACTATTAGCGACAAAAAACTCCATCAGGAGTTAAACAAAGTTAAAAGCAATATCGAATCCTTACAAAAGGAATTCAACCGGCTCGGCGACCAGAAAACGCCGATGGAAGACCGGCTGCGCAGCATCGGAGCAGAGCTGGATGCGGCAAAACAGGAGCTTGCAGATATGCGTACAGCGCCGAAAGGCACGTATGAGAAAATCGACGTGTCCGAGCAGGCCGAGCGCGTGCGAATGCTGCAAAGCGAATTTAATAAAACTGCAAATAGCATTGATAAGCTCAACGAAAAGCTCAAAAAAACCGGCGATAAAATTTCCGACGCGAAAACGCAGGCAGTCGAGCTAACACAGCAGATCGAGGGCAGAGCCAAAGGCGCAGGACTGCGCAATGCAACCGAAGCGGCGGCAGATTCCATGAAAGTATTTGGACAGCGCTTAAAATCTGTTGTCCGAAGTGCACTTGTTTTTACAGTTATTACCCAAGCATTAACAAAAGTGCGCGACTGGGTAAAAAATGTCGTAATGGTAAACTCCGATGCAAGAGAATCCATTGCGCAGCTTAAAGGAGCGCTTTTGACGCTGGCACAGCCTCTTGTAAGTGTAATTGTCCCCGCTTTTACACTGCTTGTAAAAGTTATCACGGCAGTAGTCTCACAGATCACTCGTCTTGTGGCGCTTATCTCCGGCAAGAGTGTCAAGGCAACTGCTAACTCGGCAAAGGCGCTAAACAAAGAGACCAGCGCATTAAAGGGAACGGGCAGTGCCGCGAAGAAAGCGGCAAGCCAGCTTGCGGCGTTTGATGAGATCAACCAGATTTCCACCGATACCGCAAACGATGCGGGCGGTGGCGCATCCGCTGACGCAATCACTCCGGACTTTAGCTACATGGACGACATCAGCGACCGCTTAAAGAAAATCGCTGATGCAGTCATGCTCATTGCGGCAGGCTTAGCGCTGTGGAAAATCAGCAGCAGTTTGCCGGGTGTGCTTGGCACTATTTTGCAAAAGCTTGGCGGCATCCTTATCGCGGTTGGCGGATTGATTCTTCTGTGGGACGGCTTATCCGACGCATGGAATAACGGCGTCAACTGGGGGAATCTGCTCGAAATGCTTGCAGGCACAGCGGCGCTTGCCGGGGGGCTTGCAATCGCATTCGGCAAAGTCGGCGCAGGCATCGGCCTTGTAGTGGCTGGCTCAGCAATGATTATCACAGCGTTTAAGGACATTTGTGATAACGGTGCAAATCTTCAAAATACGCTGTTATTGATTGCTGGCATTGTGGCAACGGGGCTGGGGTTCTTTTTTCTGACCGGCAGCGTTATCCCTCTTGTTATTGCTGGCATCGCATCTGTAGTTACGGCGGCGCTTGCGCTTACAGGTAATTTGACAGAGTTTGCCAGAAACTTGAAAGATAATATCCTCGGTGGAATTATCCAATTTATCAAGGGCGTGTTCACGGGCAACTGGAAATCTGCGTGGGAAGGTGTCAAAAAAGTTTTCTCTGGCATCTGGAACAGCATCGTTATTATTGCCGAGAGCGCCATCAATGCCGTCATTAAAGGCTTGAACTGGCTGATTAGTAAAATCAATACGATCAAGTTTACTGTTCCGAGTTGGGTTCCCGGTGTCGGCGGCAAAAGCATTGGCGGGCATATTTCTTCGCTCTCTGAGGTTCGTTTGCCGCGTTTGGCGACCGGTGCAGTTATCCCCCCGAACAAAGAATTTCTTGCCGTGCTGGGCGACCAGAAAAGCGGGACGAACATTGAAACGCCACTTGCAACGATGGTTGACGCATTTAAACAGGCTATGGCGGAATCTGGCGGCGGTGCAACCACTGTTGTTATCCAGCTTGACGGTAAGGAAATCGCACGCAGCACCGTGACGAACATCAACAACATGACACGCGCGGCGGGTAAGCCCGTGCTGCTGTACTAAGGAGGGGTAACATGGAAGTCCTTATTATCAACGGCACGGACTACTCGTCCGCAATCGCAACTAAGGGGTATGGGTGGAGCAGAAACGACCTTGACAGCGACAAGACCACCCGTACCAAAGATGGCAAGATGCGGCGCGACAAGATCACCACCAAGCGAAAACTGAGGTATACAACGCACTCCGTCAAGCGTGACGTGCTGGCAAAACTTGATGACGATCTGAACAAACCCACATGTACAGTCCAATACCTTGACCTGCATGGCATGAGAACAAGCACGTTTTACTGCTCGTCGATGGAATGCACGCTTGAAGAAGCAGCGGACGACAATGAGGTGTGGGGCGGTGCGACGTTTAACTTGATTGAGGTGTAAATATGGGGCAGACAACAAGTGCGCTGTGGCGCGAGCTGCTCCACAAGCCAGGCACAGAACGGGAGTATAAATTTGACGTCGCGGGCACGGAATATGGTAAAGACGCGGAAGTTTCGCATTCTGTCGAATCGCAGTTATTTGAAGAATTCGGCATCGGAAACGCCTGCTGCGCAACATTAAAACTGGCACTGTATGCGGACAACGTACCGCGCGCCGCGACGATCAAGCGGTATCTCAGGCTTGTTAATGGCGGTCAGGCGACGGACTGGATCCCAAAAGGCGTGTTTTTTACCAACCGTCGTTCCTGCGATGGAGATTATTGGGAACTCGAAGCATACGACGCTATGAGAAAGGCTGACGTTGTGTGGGGGCCAGACCAGTCGCTTAACTTCCCGATGACTATGCCTGACGCTGTAAACATCTTTTGCCAGTTGATGGGCGTGGAGCTGGACAGCCGAACAGTGCTCAACAGCTCGTACACCATCGACTATCCCGCAAATGATTACACTATCCGCAATGAGCTATGTTTTATCGCAGCGGCGCACGGCGGGAATTGGATTATTACCGATGCAGGGAAACTATTGCTTATTCCCCTGTTGTCTATGCCTGCCGAGACGAACTATCTCATTACGGAAGCGGGCAATGCTATCACGTTTGGAGGGGTGAGGATCCTTGTCTGAAAAGTATTATGTCGGCAAAGACGTTACAAGTTTTTCCGATAAGGGCAAGTACAAGCCTATCTCCCGTGTGACACTGCTTGTGGACGATGAAAATAGCCTGACGGCGGGCGATGATACCGGAATGGAAGTCATTGCAAGTTGCCCTCACGCCACGCAGCCAATGGTAAATGCTTTACTGCAAACCATGAAAGGTTACCAATATCAGGCATACGAAGCAGGTGCGGCAAACATCGATCCAGCGGCAGAGCTGGGCGACGGCGTGACGGTTGGTGGCATTTATTCGCCGCTGTCTAAAATCTCTGATGATGGTCGCGGATACGCGGGGATTTCTTCCCCCGGCGAACTGGAAATGGAAGATGAATACCCATCCGGCGGTTATATCACGCAGGAATTCAATCGCAAGATTGCCGAAACACGCTCTCTCATTACCAAAACCAGCGAGGAGATCAACCTCAAGGTCGAGGGCATCGACGGGCGGGTATCGGACATCACGCAAACGGTCGATGGGATCAGTTTATCCGTCACGTCGGCGTCCAACCCGGACGGCCAGACGACCGCGACGATCACGCTCAAGGTCGGCCCCAACAACTATACGGGCTACATCAAGCTCGCCGGCAACGTGGATGTGTCCGGGCAGCTTTCTGCGGACGCGCTGTATTCTGCGCTCGGTGAGATCGCGGACTTGAGCGTCAACCGGCTGTCGACCTCGCGCCGGGTGGTCAAGTACCTTGCGGGCGACACTTCAGATGACAATTTTATTCGCGTGGCAGAACAGAGCCTTGAGTTCGTCGCGGGCATCGCCAAGGGCACGACAGAGCAGGCTCGCAACCCTAACGGGGAGCTGATCTACTGGGAGGCAGACCCCGCGGGCGCGTCGATCGGCTCGGACGGCTATCCCTACGCAAACGGCGAGCGCATTTTTACCACCACCAAGCAGACAAACTGGCCGGTGATGGTCTATCAGTACGAGGAGCAGGTCAAGCGCGCGATCTCGTTTCAGTCAGACGGGAAATACTACTACCCTGTGGACGTCTTCGGTGCGGGCGACAACAACGGCAAGCAGCGCGGCTACCTCGTCAAGCGGCAGAACTCGCTGGAGCTGACGTATGAGACGAGCACGGGAAAACAACTCGGTCTCGCCGCGCGGGACGAAGGATATTTAGACTTGATGGGGATGCGGAGAACCGTTGGGCTCAACTTTTCCGGATGGGACAAGGGCAGTTGGGGTGTCCTGCTGGAAGGCGTTAAGGAAATGCTGGATTACGGCGTCACGCTGAACAGTGCGGGAGTCCCGGTTAAGATCACATACCCGGATGGGACGGACTGCCCCATCTACTGGTAAGGGGGCGGACGATGGCGATCAAACACAAAAAGAGCTTTTTAACAGGATATCTGACCGGGCAGGCAATCAAGCGCGGGTTCAACAGCACGTTTGACGCGCACCGCCCGGACGGCAGCGGCACGCTGCGCGGCTATGATGCAGCCAGCTTTAAGGCAGGGCTGGCCGCAGGGCTGTGCGGAGACGGATATTTGCTGCCGTATACGCCGCCGGAGAAAAAACCGGGGATATTTGACGTCGAGGTCAACTGTGATGAAGTCATCATCGACCTGTATCTGCGCAATGCCCGTGGCGAGGCGACCGCGCCGAGTATCTACGGACTGCAGGACATGGGGGGATGGCTGCGGGACAACAATGTCAAGACTATCAGCGACTTCTATGCCTTCTGCGAGCGCGCAGCGCCGCACTTTGGTGGGGTGTTCAGCAAGAAAAATGCGGCGCGGGTCACGGCGTTGTTTTATAACCGCTCTTATTTGCACGAGATATGTGCAAAAAAAACTCTCCCCTTCTCCTATCTCATTCGCGATGCTTATATGGCCGGCAAGATGACCTGGGAGCAATTCATGGACAACAAGCTTTCCGTGGATTCCCGTCTGGACAACTGGACATTCACACTGACACAGCATGTAAAAGCGGACTGCGGAGCAAGTGGCACGGCAGCTTTGACGCCGGTATATGTCATTAAGACCTATGTTCTTTGCCCTGGGAGGTATAGGTTCTCATTCGTTGAGACAGTGTCTCCTCCGTTTGACGACGACGACACTTCTAAGGCATGGGTAGCAGTTGCTGTCCCTGGAGTATTTGGCAATACGAGCAACCTTAAAACGAAACACAGCCAAGGTGACCTTTACTATCTTGCATCCGGAGAGAGCCTTGAGTTTGAAGTCCCAGTGGGGTCACTAGAGCATTCGCATCTCTTCATCAATCTGTGGCCGTGGCCACCCTTTAAGGTGGACGGATATAATGCTATGACAGATCAGGCACACCGCAGCTACCATGCAGGGATGACCCATGTTCAGACGCTCGCCATGGATCTGCAGCTTGTTGAGATATATCCGATGCGCACACCGAACAAAAACGCGAATTTGACAAGTCTGCTCCGGGCGGTCGACGCGCTCGATGATTACAAAATCAAAAACGAGGAGCTCGACAGGCTTGAAGACCTCACGCTGGTGGACGAATACAGGCTGATGGTCAGCGGTTCGCCGCACGATCCAAAGGCATATCGGGCGACCGCAGCAAAAACGAAGCACAGTGTCGGAGAGGACGACCTGCCGAAAGCACAGATCACCGCTCTTGCAACAGTTGAAAGCGGCATGAACGAGGTAAACGCCAACGGAGTGGAGACGCCGGTCGACGCGGTATCTCTCAGCCTCGTTTTGGGGGAGGCTGCACCGGGGCTGTCTTACCAGAAACACCAGATCGCGGGAGAAAAACTGAATTTGATCAATTCGTGGACTGCTCCGATCGTACGGAGGAGGGATGAGGAGAAGTGAGAAAGGAGAAAGAGACGCGCGGAGCTGTCATCGCATACACCCTAAATCTACTTGACCTATCATGCACGCTCTGGGCGCTGCATGGCGGGGCGGTGGAGCTTAATCCCCTGATGCGCTCCGTCCCGTTCATGGTCTGCTACAAGGTCGTCATCGTGGGGGTGCTGCTGTGGTGGCTGTCTACCCGGAGGGAGAGGGCGGCGCGGTATGCGCTATACGTTGCTGCCGCGGTCTACGGGGCGGTGGACGTGTACCATATGATCAACATTTTATGAAAAGGAGGGGCAACATGGACAAAACCATTGACGATCTGCTTGCGGCGGAAGCTGTAACGGCGGATGATCTCTTTGTGGTGCAACAAAATGCGACGGCAAAAAAGGTGTCCGGTGACACTTTGCACAAATATTTTGGGCAGGAGGCCGGGTTACCAAAGCCTGATGGCGCGGAAGAAGGTGCTTTTCTCCGCGTCCGAAATAAAAAGTGGGTGGCGGAAACCGTGCCCGCAGCGGAAGGAGGGACGTTCTGATGGCTGATTACTTGGTACAGGACACGAGCCTAACGGCAGTTGCGGACGCCATCCGGGAACGTGGCGGGACAACCGCGCCCTTGAGCTTCCCAGATGGGATGGCTGAGGCGGTGCGCAACATCCAGAGTGGGGGCGGCGATCTATCGTCCGTTGATGTGTACATTGCGGATTTTACCGCCCCGGCGGACTTAATTGTAACGGCGGGCGCAGTGGACAAATACGCGCGCATCGTTGTTGCGTAAGGAGGTGCGGCAAATATGGCAAGACCAATCAGCGGAATCGACCTGACCGAAGTCCTCCACTACACGGAAACCATCAGCGGCGTGACACAGACCGTTGCTTACTGGCCCATCCGCAAGGACGCGGACGGCGTGGTACTCCTGCGGAAAAATGTGCTGGACGAGCAGCGCAAAATGAGCACAACCGATGAAGCAACGTACATCAATAACCTGGTGGATACATGGCTGAATGACGAAACAGCGGGCTATCTCTCGTATTTTGACGAGAAAATGCGGGCGTGCATCATCCCGTCCACAATCAAAATCAAGCCATATAACTCCGACGTCGTAACCGAGATCGCGCGGCAAGTGTATCTGCTCAGCGAGGACGAGGTAGCGACCGGCGGCGTGGAGGGCGAGAGCATCCTGCCGATGCTCAAGGCGCATACGGGCGAGACGAACGATAACAATGCGCGAAAAGCATTCAATACAGATGGTGTCTTGAAAAACTGGTGGCTACGCAATGCCGTGAGTGCCGAGCAGTTCCAATTTATCCTTTCAAATGGCGTGCTTTCATACACCTCTGCGAGTACTAATGCTTCAGTCCGCCCTGTATTCAAGGTGGCGAACAATACTCTGGTATCCGACAAAACGTCGGACACTATCTACATCCTGCCGGATGCCAGCAAGCCTTACCGGGAATTAAGCTTCACGGCGTTTTTGGGCAGCACGGCACAGCGACCCAAACGGGCAAAGGTGCAGGTGGCGATCAACTATGCAACGGAGAAAACCATCTACATCAGCAACAACGCCAAGGACGCTAACCCCGTGTGGGTGACGTGCGAACCGGATCAGGTGGTGGAGCTGCCCAACGCCGAGAAAACCACGGAATTGTGGGAGCTAGGCGTGAAAATCTACGCCAAAGGCGAGGGCAGAGTGACATGTGGGGAGCCGGTGGCGATCGCGGAGGAGGCAAAATGAAACTTTGTGATTACATCCAAAAACGCAGTGAAGAAAGCGCAAAGCAGGCAGAAAACATGCGGGTGTTAGAAAGTGAGAATCAACTGCTGAAAGAGCAGGTAGAGGACACGGAAACGGCTGCTAAAATTTTGCTTGGGGAGGAGCAGTAATGGACAAAACCTACACGGAGCGGGCACGTGAGTGCGTGGCAGAGACGCGAGAGGCACTGCAAGCGGTCTACAACGACCTTAATCAAGGTCAGAGAAAGAAGCTGCTGCGTAACCCTGCCATCCGCTCGATGTTTGAGCGGTATGGGGTGGAAATCGAAAAGTAACGGAGAAAGGGAGCGGGATATGGATAACGCAAAGCACTACGATGACGCAGAGATCGCGCTGATTGAAAGTCGATGCAAGAGCAATACGCATCGAATCAACGAGCTACAGGAGCATCAAACGGCGCTTGACAGGCTGGCAACGTCGGTCGAGGTGCTGGCGACCAAGCAGGAGACCGTTGAGGAAGACGTCAAGGAGATCAAAGAGGACGTGAAAGCCATCACGGGCAAGGCGGGGAAACGGTGGGACGGGCTGGTCGACAAGGCTCTCGCGGCGCTGGCGGGCGCGTTTATCGCGTGGCTGCTGAGTGGGGCGGTCGGATGAAGCGCCTTATCAAAAAGGCATCGAAATTGCGAACGAGGAACATCATTTTGATTATCGTTGGCATTTTCATCGCCGCTTTTGTGATCTACACGGTCATCTTTTACAGCATCAAGGGGTGGCAGTGGGACAACATCTTCCCGTACCTGCTGGGTACGGGCGGCATCATCGAAGCCTTTACTGGGCTTTTGACACTGGTAGAAATTATCGTTGGACGGAAACGAAAGGAGAAAGACAATGAAGTTTGAAATGAGCAACAAGGTGTACGATGTGCTCAAGTGGCTCGTGCTGATCGTGCTGCCCGCGTGTTCTGGACTGTACGCCGCGCTGGCGGGCGTTTGGGGCTGGGGGTATGTAGAGCAAGTCACGACCACCATCAGCGCCGTGGCACTGTTTATCGGCGCGCTCATCGGCGTGTCCAGCGCCAACTACAAAAAGGAGCACGGCGATGTATCACAGTAGGGACATTGCTGACCTGCGGGCGGACGTGCGCGCAAACTGCGTCATCTTCCTCGGCCTCTGCAAGGAGGCGGGGCTTCCGGTTCTGGTGACGGAAACGGTCAGAGACGACGAGTATCAGCGCTATCTTGCCGCGAACGGCTACGCGGCAAAGGCTGCGACGCGCCCGACGTTCCACGGCGTCAAGGCGGGGCTGGCGTTCGACATCTGCAAAAATGTCAAGGGGCATGAGTACGACGATCCGTCGTTCTTCGCCCGCTGCGGGCAGATCGGCAAGCAGGTCGGCTTTTCGTGGGGCGGCGACTGGAAGAAATTCCCGGACAAGCCGCACTTCCAGTGGGACGATCATATGCGATACACAGGGAGCATGATCTTGGCGGGCAAGTACCCGCCGGAAATGGAGGAGTACATGGATCAGGCAACGTTTAACAAGATGATGGACACTTACCTTGCGCAGCTCGACACCAAGCCCGTCTCTTCATGGGCGGCCAAAGACTGGGCGGCGGCAAAGGCTGCGGGCATCACGGATGGCAGCGCCCCGCAGGGGCTTATCACACGGCAGGAAGCCGTGACGATGATCCGGAGAGCGGCAAAATAACGGTGTCCGATTCGGGCACGGAAAGGAAAACGGGCGGGAGACCTGCAACGTCTCCCCTCGCGTGAGCGCTCTGCAAGCCCCAGCGCACAGCATGGACAAGCAGCACCGAGCGATCCGCGCGCAACTATCCTCTATGGCCCCGCGCAGGGCTATAGCATACATCCAAGCCTATGACCTGCCGCCCGATGAAATGGCATGCCTCATCGAGTGTGACGTGCGAGGGCATTCCCTCGTGCAGGTCGCCGCTCAGCTCCACATGAGCGTGGACGGCCTCGCCAAGCTGCGCCGCCGGGCTTACCGCAAGCTTGCCGACGGGCAGAAAGAGAGCACCGACTGATTAGTCGGTGCTCTCTTTTTTGACTTCGCTTTGCTTTGATTTCGTCCCGCTCCGGCGCTTGGCGTCCGCGCGATGCTGGACCTCTTTTCGGTGGGCTGCGGCGCACTCAGGGGAGCAGGTAACGGTGGGGGTGCCGGGGACTATCTCCCGGCCACAGACGACACAGACCTTAACGCCGCTGCGGGATTTTTCGTGGCGTTTTATGTAGTAATCGTGTACGGCGTTCCAGCTTTTTGACTGCGCACGGTCGATTTCACGGACGGCATCCGGGGCGCATTTTGGACAATACTTTTGCAATCCAGATTGGACGACATACTCTCCACCGCAGATCACGCAGTTATCGATATCTCCCAGATGCCGGGAAAAACCGGTGGCCCGGTACTTTTGTTTCCTGACCTTCTCCCGCTCTGCCCGGCAGGTTAGGCAGTAACTGGCTCTGGGCCCTCCGATGAAGTTGGCCCCGCAGGTGTGGCAGGTTCGCGTGCGCAGGGTGGTCGACCGGGATGCGGCAAGGCAGTCATCGCACTTCGCCTGCTCTGCGCGATCGGTGGAAAAAATCTTGCCGCAGGTGATACATTTTTTAGTCCGCATACACAGTCTCCTTTGCCGCGTTATAACAAAAATTTTGCATCTACGACCAGCGCGTCGGCGATGGCAAGCAGGTTTTTGGCGGTCAGGTTGCCCGCCTCCGCCTCCCCCAGCTCCACGCGCTGGATCTGGCGGATATTGACGCCGGACTTCTTGGCAAGCTCGGACTGAGTCATGTCCGCCATGCGGCGCGACCACTCCAGCTTGGTGATCGGGCGGTTATGGCAGTCTCGCCCGTAATTGACCAGCGAGCAGGCGGTGCAGTCGCCGTCCTCTCGCTGGCAGTCGCTGTACTTTCGTCTCATAGCCGCCACTTCCTTTAAAGGAGATCGTAGCCGACGAGAGGGAAACTGCCGTATTCGTCCGGCTCCTGCCCATACACGGGACGGAGGCGGCAGCCCTCGTCGATGTCCCATTCCTCACCGTTCCAGCAGTCGTCGCCGTACTGCTGAAGCCATTCGCCGAGAGCGGAGAGATTTTCGTCGGTGGGGTTCTTAATGGCCGCCTCGCGGAGTTCTTCATATTTGTATTCGTTCATGATGTTCTTCCTCCTGTAAGTTTTATAGATTGAGCATGGACGCTCCGCCATTGCGGGCGTCGACAATGTTGGTGATCTCCTCATAGCAGGCCGTGGGGTCCGGCTCGCCGCCCTCCCAGCCGTCGGCGATGGGGTCTCCGCCCGCCTTGAGCGCGTCCAGCGTCCCAACGACCAGAGCGCGGTCCGCGTCGCAGAGGTAGTAGATGAAGGAGCCGTTCTCGTCCATGACAGCGAGGTGAAGGCGGCCGGCATTGTCTTCATAAATGCTGTAATTGTACTTCATTTCTATTTCCTCCCGAGGTGTTTCCCTCTCTTGTTTACATGTTTATTATACGCTAATATTAGCGTATTGTCAAGAGGGAAATCAAAGAGTTTTGAAAAATTTTTGAGGGCAAAATGCGGGCATTTTGCGGGCAATTTCCCGCGGCAAAATCGCGGTACGATTGAGGCAACAAAAGGAGGTGCGCGCGATGTACAACCGACTTTTAGCTTTGGGATTTACCGAGCAGATGGCGATGGACATTTTGACGCTGTTTCCCGACCCTGACGAGCTGAGAACTTACGTCTACTTTGCAGAGATGTTCCATGTATAGCTATTTCAACCCAAATCCAAACGGGCGCAACGTGTCAGACTGCACCGTACGCGCGATTTGCAAGGCAACAGGGAAGGACTGGGGCGAAGTCTATTTGTCGCTGTGCATACAGGGATACTTAGACGGCGACTTGCCCAATGCAAATGCCTGTTGGGGCGCGTATCTGCGGTCACTTGGGTATCGGCGATATATCATGCCGAACACCTGCCCGGACTGCTACACGGTCGGCAGGTTTGCCGATGAGCACCCGCACGGGACGTATATCCTCGCGCTCTCCGGTCATGTGGTCTGTGTGCAGGACGGTGTAATTTACGACAGCTGGAACAGTGGGAACGAAATCCCGCTTTATTACTGGGTAAAAGAAACGGAGGAATGAACATGGCATATCCCTATTTCAACCCCTATTATCCGCAGCCGATGACGGATAACCTCATGCAGATGCGACAGATGCAGCAGCCACAGATGCAGCCCATGCAGCAGCCTATGGCGCAGCCAGTGCAGCAAAACCCCATCGCGCAGGGCGGCGTGCAATGGGTAAGTGGCGAGCAGGAGGCGAGGGGTTATCTCATCGCGCCCAACTCTGCCGTTGCGCTGTGGGATTCTACCGCGCCGACTGTGTACCTCAAGCAGGCAGACGCAAGTGGAAAACCGACGCTCAAGGTTTACGACCTCGTAGAGCGCGCAGAAACGGCCCGCACAGCGCCGCAGGAAAAGGGCGTGGAATTTGTCACCCGCAAGGAGTTTGACGCGCTGGCGGCGCTTGTGGGCGAATTAAAGGGCAAGAAGAAGCGCAAGGAGGACGATGACGATGAATAATCCGTTTATGGCCGCGCTGGGCGGCGGGCAGATGCCAGGGCCGGTAAGTGAGCTGATGCAGCTCAAGCAGAAATTCCAACAGTTCCAAAGTGGCTTTCAGGGAAACCCAAAAGAAGAAGTCAATAAGCTCCTGCAATCTGGCGCTATGAGCCAGCAAGAGTTAAACCAACTTCAATCTATGGCAAAACAGTTCGAGCATTTATTCCATTGATCTTATCGTGGCCACGATTTGATAAATAAAATTTATGAAAGGAGAGATAATATGTCTCTTTCCGACGGTGCTCCCATGATGACTATGCCGGTCGCGCCCGCGAACAATTACGGCGGCGGTATGGGCATGTGGGGCGACAACTGGATCTGGATTATCGTTCTTTTCCTCTTCGGCTGGGGCCGCAACGGATTTGGCAACGGTAACGGCGGCGGTGTGATGGACGGCTACGTTCTGACATCTGACTTTGCGAGCGTTGAGCGCAAGCTCGACAGTATTGCAAATGGCATTTGCGATTCCACCTTTGCGTTGAACAACGCCATTACTGGCGGCTTTGCTACGACCACACAGGCCATCAACACCGGCTTCGGCAATGCCGAGCTTTCCCGTAGCAACCAGCAGGCGGCGCTTATGCAGCAGCTCAACGCCATGCAGATGCAGGCCGCAAATTGTTGCTGCGAGAATCGCGCGGCTATCGCGCAGGTGCGCTACGACATGGCGACGCAGGCGTGTGACACGCGCAACACCGTGCAGAACGCGACGCGCGACATCATCGACGCGATGAACAGCGGGTTCCGCGGCATCGATCAGCGTCTAACCGCGCAGGAGATCGCTGCGAAGGACGCGAAGATTGCTGAACAGAACCAGCGTCTTTTTGCCGCTGACCTCGCGGCCTCTCAGGCTGCTCAGACGCTTGATATGCGCAACTATGTTAGCGCACAGTTCGCGTATTACAACCCGCGCCCCGTTCCTTCTTTTGAGGTTCCTGCACCTTATCAGTACGGGGGTTGCGGCTGCGGCTGCAATCAGGGCTGCGGCTGCTGACAACTGCATAGCATAGCTTTTTGTTGGCAATGTTTTGTTGACGCCAACAAAATGTTCGGCCCCGTGCCGATACTAACAACAACGCGGCGGGGCAATAGCTCCGCCGCTGTATTTTTTTGAAAGGACTGAACTCATGAAAACGATTGACGAGCTGAAACAAGAATTTGTAGACCATCTTGCTGCTATGGATAAGTCCGAAATGAGCATGTTCGAACTCACAAACTATGCCGATCTGCTGCATAAGGCGGATGCTCTTTTCAAGCCAAGCTATACAGATGTACTTGCATCTGGCTTCATTCCCCCTTTTGCGGCAACTACTTGGAAAAAGGAGGAGAAGGAAAATGGCTGAATATAGTAATTCCGCTATTGTTTCTGTTGCTGCTGGGCAAAACGTCCCGCTGACGGAAACTGCGGTCAACAGCAAGCCTTGCATCGTGCATCGTGAGGGTGCTGGCATTGTCACGCTGCGCGGCCTCACCAATCAAAACCGCGCTCTGTTTAGGGTCTCCTTTGGCGGCAACATCGCTATTCCCACCGGAGGCACGGTCGAGGCCATCACGGCGGCGCTTTCCATCAACGGAGAGCCGTTGACCAGCGCAACGGCGACCGTCACACCCGCGGCGGTAGGGAACTACTTTAACATTTATGTTTCCGCACAAGTCTGCGTCCCGAAAGGCTGCTGCCTGACGGTCGCAATGGAAAACACCAGCACTCAGGCCGTCAACTTCGCCAACTCGAACCTGACGGTTGAGAGAATCGCGTGAAAGGAGAATGGACATGAGCAAGAAAGCAATGTACGATCTGCGCAATATGCTGTGCGACGAACTCGACGAGCTGGCACGTAAGGGCGAGCTTGGCGCGGGCGATCTCGAAATTGCGCACAAGCTGACGGACACCATCAAAAACATCGATAAGATCGAGATGATGGAAGACGGCGGCTATTCCCGTGATGAAGACTATTCTCGCCGCTATTCCCGCGACGGAGACTGGCAGTCGGGTATGCGCGGCGCTTATGACCGGGATATGTCCAATGCGAGACGCGGCACGCACTACGTCCGCGGCCACTATTCCCGTGACGGCGGAATCGACAACATGAAACGCCAGTTGCAGGAAATGCTGGACAACGCCGACGATGAAAGCATCCGCAGAGCCATCCAGCGCTGCATGGACACGATTGAGGGCTAAAGGGGGTGCGCCCCTATGGTCGACGAGAATGAGGTCAAGCGCTGGATAGCCCGCCTTGAAACGGAAGAATCAAGCTGGACAAACTATGAGCGCCTTGCCGTGTTGTATGCCATCCGTGACAAGCAAAGCGGCAGCAGAGAGAAGGCTTTGCCAATGGAATACTCCGCAGCACCCGCGCCGGTTAGCGTCGAAACATACGGCGACAGCGATTTTCTACGCGCAGTGGCAGATGTTCCGCCAGACAAGGCATGGGAGATTATGGACGAGCTGATGGACAACTTGAAAATCGTAAACGAGCGCGTCTATAATAGCGTCATGCGGAAACTAGAAAAGTAAATTGCAGATGGAATTGCAGATGAGTTACAAAAAACCTTGTAATATCAATGCTTTTGCGGATTGGGTTGGGGGTTCGACTCCCGCCGCCTCCACCA